GACACTATTACTATTACAGCTACAAGCACAGACTTAACAGCTACATACTATGCAGGTAGAGCTATTCGTATTACAGATAGTGCTGGTAACGTAACAGAAGGTACGATTGTATCTTCGGCATTTTCAAACCCAACCAATACCATAAATGTCACACAAACTATTGCAGGTACTGGCACACCTTTGAAAATAGAATTAGGAATACAAGGTTCATCATCTGAGTTAGTTGTTGATGGAGACAACGATACTAAGATACAAGTAGAAGAAAGTTCTGATGATGACACAATAAGATTTGATACTGGTGGCACAGAGAGACTACAAGTCTCATCAGCAGGAGCGTTTGCCTTGCAAAGTGCTGGCGGTTCATTTATACATTCAAACACAATATCTAACACATTTACTTTGACCAGTCAGAATATGTTTATGGTCGGTCCAGTAAGTGTAACAGGAGTTATTACAGTAGGCTCTAATTCTACTGTTGTCGTAATATAAGGAGAAATAAATGGCAGGAATACAAATAGACGGAGTTAATAATAAAATTGACTTTGATGATGATGCAGATACCAGTATATCGTCAGCTACGGATGATACGCTAGTCATAGAATCTGGTGGTGTAAACGTAGCATCTATTACAGCAGGAGAGTTTGCAATCAACGAAGGTTCAGCAGACATAGACTTTCGAATAGAGGGCAACGGTGATCCAAACGCTTTTTTCTTAGATGCTGCAGTAGATAGAATTTATTTCGGAAGAGGTGTTGATACCGATGTAAATGGTTTTAATGGAAGGTTACAATTATCAGGCACAGATTTTGATACGTCTGGAATGTCTATGATAAGATATAGTGACTCAACTCCTGGACCTTCTTTAGTCTTTGCAAAATCAAGAAACGCAACTCTTGGCTCAAATACCATTGTTCAAAATGGAGACCAATTAGGTAAAATTAGGTTTACAGGTGCTGACGGTGTAGACTTTGGTAATACAGCAGGAGAAATTCAATGTTTTGTTGATGGTACACCTGGAGAAAATGATATGCCTGGCGGATTTGCTTTTTCTACTGCTGCTGATGGTGCTACTGGTGTAACTGAAAGAATGAGAATAAATAGTAATGGAAACATAATGGTTGGCACAACTACTGAACTTGGTCGATTACATTTGAGTATGCCAACAACTGCTGGAACTGATCCAGTAATTCATTTTAGTGATTTAGGTGGAACTGACTGTGGAAGTATTGATTTAAATGCAAGTGCCAATACTGTTGCATATACTACAAGTTCTGATTACAGACTAAAAGAAAATGTTAATTATGATTTTGATGCAACGACTAGACTTAAAGAATTAAAACCAGCTAGATTTAATTTTAAAAATAATCCAAATGAAACAGTTGATGGTTTTTTAGCTCACGAAGTCTCTGATGTTGTTGCTTTGGCGGTAACTGGAGTAAAAGATGAGACAAAAACAAAAACAAAAGTTGTACTCAACTCTCAAGGTAATTTAATTGCTGAAGGCATAGAAGAATCTGATTGGATTGCTGGTAAGATTGCTGATGATGATGGTAACACAGAATATCCAACTGATTCAACTTGGGAGGAAAGTGCAGAATTGCCAATCTATCAAGGCATTGATCATTCAAAACTTGTACCTTTACTTGTAAAAACAATACAAGAACTAGAAGCTAGAATAGCTACATTGGAGGGTAACTAATGTTTACACTAGACAACAAAGAATATGACGAAACTAAAATATCTACTAAAGCTAAGTCAGCTTTGGAAGAAGTAGTGCGTGTATCTAAACAAATGCAGGATCTAAGATTTGCCCAACAAGGCTATATTAATATATTAAAAGAAGAATTAAAGGAGACTAAGGATGAGTAGTGAAATTAAAGTAGACACTATTAGTGAAAATACCAGTGCAGGTGGCGTAACTATAGACAGTCTTGCTATTAAAGATGGCAAGGTAACAAACCTAATGAATTCTACACTAAACGCAGCAGACATGGGTGCAGTCCATATTAAAGTTGCAAGCAGTGGAGATACAGCTATCGATAGTAACAATGATGATTTAGTTATTGAAAATGATAATCATGCAGGTATTACAATATCAACGCCAAACGATAAAGCTGGTGGATTATATTTTTCTGACCCTGATGACTCTGCTTCAGGTAGAATTGTTCACGATCATAGTGCTAACACTATGATTTTTCAAGCAGGTAACTTAGAATTTTTAAGAACTGATTCATCACGAAAATTATCTACAGGCGGTGAAGATGCCGCCGATTGTGATGCTGGCGGTCTTACTCTAGATCAAAATGCAAATGATGCAAGAATTTTAACCATGAAATCTTCTGATGTTTCTCACAGCATTACAAGTGATTTTGAAGCTGATACTTATGCAGCTTTTAACAAGTCAGGAACAGGTGACGGTGGTTTATCAATAAATGGTATTAATGACAATGGTAATATTGCCCTACAACTAAGAGGATTTAGTAATGGTGGTGAAGATACTGGTAAAGGCACTGGAGATCATGGCTGTGTAAGAATTGATGCGTTGTCAAGATCAGGCACCACTGGAGCAGGTCAAGGTGCTAACGTAAATATGGTTACTATCTGTAATCAAAATACAGTTAGATTTATTTTTGATGCTGAAGGGGATTTTCATGCAGATAGTAGCTCAACAACTTTTGATGCTTATGAGGATGCTCAGTTAGTTAGAGCTTATGATTTATCACACGGTAAAGGTGTTATAGCTTCTAAGTTTGATGATTTTGTAAAGTATAACCAAGATGATTTAATTGATGCAGGTTTAGTAGGCAAAATAAACCATGAATACAATACAGATGGAACAAAAGCAACTCCACTTATAAATATGTCAGGATTTATGAGACTGCACAATGGTGCTATCTGGCAACAATATGAGAAACATCAAAAACTTGCTAACGCTATGTATGAACTAGCTAAAGCAGCAGTTGGTGAAGATAAAGCCAATGAGATACTAGAACAAAACGATATTAAATTATTAAATTAAGGAGAAAAAAATGGCAATAACAGCAAATATGACAACACATGATGGGATAGCACTTACAGATGCGTATTGCTATATACCAACAGCGTATGTTAAAAAGTTTGACGGTAAATGGTCAGGCAACGATGATGATGGTTATACACAAGCTGATGCAACATGGAAATTAATCTATGACGTTTTAATCTATGCTGATGCTGATAAAAGAGCAGACAGACAAGAACAAAACTATAGAATTAAAAACCGTCATGTAGATCACTTTAAAGTAGACTACAGCTTAGATGCGACTGACAACCCATTTACACTTGCATACGCAGACCTAAAAGCTAACGACCAGCTATCAAACGTACAAGACGTATAGGAGTAACACATGAGTGAAATAAGAGTAGATACAATATCAGAAAAGACCAGTGGATCTGGTACGACTGTAAGTAATCTAAAGAATCCTAACAGTCAATTTAGAAATTTAATTATCAATGGTGATATGAGTATATTTCAAAGGGCTACCTCTACGACAACAGTTACAAGTGGAGCATACTCAACTGCAGATAGATATAAATTTTATGAAAGTACAGATGGAGCATATACAACTGAACTTGAAAATTTATCTGCGGCAGACCAAGCAACAACTGGTCAAAAAACAGCGTTAGAATTAAATGTAACTACTGCTGATGGAACAATAGGAGCAGCTCAGTTTGCTGCTATATATCACACAATAGAAGCTCAAAATTTGCAACATTTGTTGTATGGCACAAGTGCTGCTAAAGATTTAACTTTATCTTTTTATGTAAAATCAAATAAAACTGGCACATATTCTATTTTTATCAGTAAAGAAGATAGTACAAATTATACAATCCCAATAGAATACACTATTTCATCAGCCGATACTTGGGAGAAAAAAGTAATAAATATTTCACCAACAGCAGGTTCAACAAGTCTAATTACAGGAGCAAATGGAGCTATTGCAAATGACAATGGAACAGGAATGATAGTGTCTTTTAATCTAGCTTGGGGTTCTAACTATCATGGCACTAACAACACTTGGGCAACTGCAGGTGCAGCTTATTCTACATCCAATCAAGTTAATTGGATGGACAGCACTAGCAATAATTTTTTCTTAACAGGCGTTCAACTTGAAGTAGGCTCAACAGCCACAGACTTTGAACATTTACCTTTTGATGTTCAATTACGAAGATGTCAAAGATATTTCTACAGAACTCCTGATGGTGGTGATTCTGGAGTGTCCGCTGCTTATCAACATTTAGGCAATGGTTACATGCACGCAAGCACTAACTTTATTGGTCACATAGTTTTTCCAGAAGTTATGAGAGCTGCACCAACTTGCAGTTTTGATGGTGAAGTTCAAATTTTAGACCATAGTGGAGCAAGAGACCCAGGTTCTAATATTAGTTTTGAATCACCAACAAGTAGGTCTGTTCAACCACAAGCAACAATTAGTGGAGCAACACAAGGCCATGGAGCGGTCATAAGATTACACAATGATTCTGATGGATATATTCAGGCAGATGCGGAGTTATAATTATGTATAAAAAATCAATAGACGCAATAACAGGACAAGAATCAGAAAATATCATAAAGAGAAAGTCTGACAATGCATCAATACCAAAAGACCCAAACAACAAAGATTATCAAGAATATCTTAAATGGGTTGAAGAAGGTAACACTATAGAGGAAGCTGATTAATGGAACAAGAAAACAGAGAAGCTATTATCCGTATAGAGGGTAAGCTAGAACTGTTAGATCAAAAGCTAACAACTGCATACTGGTTATATCAGACACGCATTGTCCATATCACCACCCTGATTTACTACCTTTCCTTTCTTCTATCAGGCGAAAATACAAACCTGATAGGGTGGTGCATATTGGCGATGAGTGTGACAAGCACGGTCTAAACTTTCATGGGCAAGATAGTGACTTGCCAAGCGCAGGTGATGAGTTAGAACAAGCAAGAAGAACAATACATGAGATTGAAAAACTTTGGCCTGAAGTAGACTTACTGCATTCTAATCATGGATCACTTGCATACAGGAGAGCTTTCAAAGCAGGACTACCCAGAGCATATATGCGTGGGTACAACGAAGTATTAGAGGTTGGTCCTGGATGGAAATGGCATAACGAACTTACTATCCGATTGCCAGATGGTAATGACGTACACTTTCATCACGGTAAATCAGCAAACATCATGACTGTTGGACAAAAGCAGGGAACCTGCTACGTGCAGGGCCACTACCATACAAAGTATGGCATATCATATTGGGGTAACCCTTCATCGCTTTTGTGGGCTATGCAGGTGGGATGTTTAATAGACAAAGACTCACTGGCTTTTGCCTACGACAAAGTATTTAAAGACAGGCCCATAATAGGCTGTGGTATAATTATTAACAGTCAGCCAAAATTGTTACCAATGGTGTTGAATAAAGGTGGAAGATGGAATAAATTGTGTCCATGAAGACACTGGACAAGCAAATAAAAGGCGATCACTACAAAAGATTTATCATACAACCTGCTGAGTTTATCAATGCTAACAACCTGGCATACGCAGAGGGCAATGTCATAAAATATGTATGTAGACATAGATTTAAGGGCAAAAAAGAAGATATAGAAAAAGCTATACATTACTTGGAAATGATTATAGAAAGAGATTATGAGTAACGTGGCTAGAATGGAAATTCCAAATAGGATGAGATCCACTAATGTTC